TAATTGTGTGTCGGTTAATGGTCCAGTAACTCCTATTCCTGTTGAACCACTAGCATCTACTTTATCTGTTGCAAATACAAGATTTCTTATATCTAAATCTGTAGCAGTAACAACCTGACTCGCTGGAAAATTACTAACTGCTACTGTTCCACTTACTGTTGATGTGATTGATGAACCAGATACATCTACTTTATCAGTTGCAAATGCTAAATCACGAATATCAAAATTACTTGCAGTTACTAACCAAGCACTAACACCGCCAGTTCCTTGATCAACTGTTCCTGTAAAACTAGTGGTATTAGCAATATAAGCATCACCAGTAGTATTGGTTAGTACAACTGCTAATGGATTACTATTAAGATAATCCCGAACTGTTGCTTTAATTGTGGTAGATGCGCCATCTGAAATTGCGAATGCACTACCGGGTGAAACTACAACAGCAACAGAACCATCCCACTTAACAGGTTCAACACCATCCCAAATATACATCTGCACGGCCATTGTCTGACCGTTTGGATATAATATTTCGAGAGGTACTGACATCAGTTCCTGATGTAATGATTATTGTTTGATGGAATCAAACACCAAGAAGTTCGCGCAGCTTGCTAATAGATGCGCCCTTTTCCTTATCATTCATTAATGCCTGAACAAGATTGAAACGCTTATCATCCGCTTCCTTGAGAACTTTATTCTTTACTTCGTCGAGGCGATCAAGAAGATACTGCTCACCTGAAATCTGGGGATTCAATTGTCTACCAAGAAATGCCAGAGCCGCATCTACATCATCACCAGTCTTGTAAGTAATCGTTGCCATTATTTTACCATCCCATGTGATTGCTGATGTTTCTTTAATGCCTTCCAATATTCGTCATAGGAAGGAATATCACCTTTAACTCTTCCCGCCCTTAATTCTTCTACTCTTTGAAATGAAGCATTGAAATCTTTATCAAGATGGACCACTTCGATTTCACGTTTTTCTGTCATATTAATTACCTATTGAAATCGCTTAACTACAATAACAGCATTACCTGTGGTGCAACGAATATAAGAAGCCGCGCAGTTCGCACCTACAGTATTAGCATTAGTTAATAGAACAAAACCCGTAGTACCAGATGCCATTCCTACTTCTACAGTTGAATCGGAATGAACCATTACTGCCATAGTAGGTAATCCATAGACCACATTCTGAGTAATAGTAACTGGTACACCAGGACTCAATACTGTAGTAGCTGCCATTATGTTAATTCCAATTCTTTTAACTGGGCTTTGGCGCGCACATTAGCACGTACTTCATATTTGGTAACATATGATTTCAAAATAGTGCCACAAGCCTTACAAGTAAAATCATTCATGCCATTTATGTTACGGTAAACGGATGACTTGTTGATGCATGATTCATTAGGACAAATGAATTTCTTTCTATTCATCTTCGATGTTCTAATAACCAAAGTGTAATATCACTTCTTAATTCAGGTTCAATTTCTTCTACTGCTAACTGACCAGAACGGAACAAGCGCGCAAGCAATTCAATTTCACTTAACTTTTTAATTTTCCTATTAACTTTTCTAATCTTATGCTTTTGGTTCTCAATAGGATTGTTATGGGGAATCATTCATTTACTTGCAAGATTTCGTACGAATCCTCTTCCCGAATGCGCGGTCGATAAACATGAACCTGATTATTGTTCACCACAATATCCGGTCCTTCCATGTTCTTAATAACCGTACTCATATCTTTGGCTACTGAACTTGCGGTCTTGATAGATGCTTCAGCAAGTTTAACATCAGTAATTGCTTCAATCGCTTTAATCAATCGACTTTGAGCCGGACCAACGATTGCGCGCCTGACAATATCATTACTATTCTGTAAATCTTTATCAGGCTTATGATAACTTGCTGTGCTCGTGGCATCGTGCTTATAAGCACTGATGGAACTTTTACTAACATTAAATTGCTCAATTAATACAGTAACATCAGCCCCCGCAAGGGCTTCACCTGCAACTAATTCGCGCAAACCTGTAGGAACTTCTGTTCTACCAACAGGGCGACCGCGATTAATATCAATTACTTTTTCATTGGGCGCATACAAGCGCGCATCATATGATAGTACATGATTATTGATTTCTTTTTGAAAATCGGCTTCGCTAACAATTCCTAAAGGCATAATTCACTTCTAAGTTTTATAAATCGTGGGATTTTCAGTCGGCATGGAACTACCGACGGACGTATTCTACTTCGGTTCCGTACGAATGTCAAGCGAATGAAATTATCGCAATCATAAAAATATGAGACTCTATTTTGTATGAGACTCTATAATAAATAATTTATTTTACGATTTAAACAAGCTGTGAATTTCTTTTTAGTTTAACTAGAGCTGTGAATATTCCCCCAGGGTGGACGCGGATGAGACTCTTCTATGGTCGGCTATGCCGTCATGGTAATCATTATTAGTTCATATATGTATGTAATCTTTATGAACATTTAACTTGACGTAGTAAATCAATGCTGTCATAGTAGCGCGCAAGGAGAGTGTTACATGAGTAAAGAAGTTATTGCCCATTGCCCAAAGTGTCATCGTCCTGCATATCATGTCCAATTGGAAAATGGGCAATTCGTTTGTAAAACCTGTCTCGCGCGAGACGAGGTCGTCTGGATTAAGGATGGAAAGAAATGAAAGGCGCCATCACATTCGCAGCTATGCTATTCGTCGCCACTGTCATCATTGGATTGTCCGTGATGATGTTCGTTCAACGTGTCTTGGTTGAGGTGCTGAAATGAATTGGTTACAATATATTCCGAAATTTTGGTTATGCATCAAATGTCAACGTAGGTTGTGGGATAGTTATGAAGATAAACTATGTCCACTTTGCCGGCACATTTACACTGAGAAAACCAAATGACCATCAAGTTACTACGCTGCTACATCTGCGACGACTGGCATAGCCCCAAACATCATTGCGGCAATTGTGGCGCGCATCATGTCTTGTGGGAAGGCAGGACCAAGCATTACAACCATGAAGGGATTGAAATGGTCCGAGGTGTCCCGCGTCCTATTGAGCGAACAATCAATATGAGGTATGAGTCATGATTAGAACTATCGGCATGGGCGGAATTAATTGGAATTGGTATGTATGTGGAGATTTCAATGAAACGGATAAGACCGTTCATGTTTACTACCATGACCGATGGCATAAATACGAACATCGCGGTAGCGGACATCCTAAGGACGCAGAATGGGTTTTCTGCACAATGCTTGAAGGGGAAAAACGAGAATTATACGGGATTAGAATTGGAGAAATTGAATATCTCGTGACTAATCCCGCATACGTTTTCAGCTACAAAGATATGTCCGTTTACGTTTCTGAATAAACAAATGGCCGGTAAACTCTATATGAGCTACCGGCCATTTTTGCGCTCTCAATTAATGCGTAGCATTAACCGAGTTTACCAGCCGCGAAAGCCTCAGCCTCAACCTGCGAGTAACCAGCAGCGATAGCAGCCTTAACCAAGTTATTCCGCTTGAAGTCGTCCGATGCCTCATAAGCTTCCTTCAGAGACTTCGTATTCTTCTGGTATTCACTTGATTTCGCACCCGCAACAATCTTCGTGACAACGGCCTTGAGCATTTCGCTTTCCGAAGGCCAAAAACCACGCTCCTTCGCTTCCGTGATTGTTTCCGGAACGTCAACAGAACCACTGAACGTGATAGCCTTGTCAAGTTTCTTGCCCTGATATTCCTCAACCGTTCCCTCAAATGTCTCGGTTCGCATGTTCGTTCTCCCGTTATCGGTTTGGCTTGATTGCCAACCAATGAATACAGTATAGCACGTCCTTCGGATTTTGTCAAGTTGGGAATTCTGAAAGTCCGATAGTCCAGTGTTATCCCCCTAACCCCTCCCCCCACACCTAAGGCCATCCGGCCCGTTCCGGCCAGTTTCGACTTAGTGATAATAGAGAGAGGGGTTTTGTTAAGAGAAGTGTTATTTTTTTTTTTTGAATTTTTCATTCACTTACTTTCAAAATCCCCCTCCCTAATCAATTATAACTTTGACTTTATAAGTGTCACCTTTTTAGGGCATTGCATTTGGCCGGAAACTATGCTATACTGTTCCCGTGTGGAGAGGGACCAGAGGTAGGGGTGATACCAAAAGGGGACGGTAACTCTTACACAGTCCAGTCTAGTCATTATAAGGTATATTAAGATGGCAAAACGAGCTAAACGGCATACACATAAGTATCACAAGCAGAATATCGGATTCGCTACTGTGTGGGCGTGCGCGCTTCCCGATTGTTCCCATTACATGCCCGAATATATGTCATCCACGGTGGATGGTAAATTCTCTATCTGTTGGAATTGTGGTGAACAGTTCATTCTTAATCCAATGAACATGAAGCGCGATAAGCCCATTTGTGAAGAATGTTCTATTCCCGGTCTTAAAGATGCATTAGAAGATAGTGATAGCATCAAAGTAACTGAAGAAATTGTATTAGAACCGAATGAAGATAAGCCATTTGATTTTGCCGCGTTTTTGGCAAAACCTGTTCCGATGAAAAAGTAATGGCTTCGCCATTAGAAATAATAATCATGTATACTTGGGAAACATTACCTTTGTGGTATTATGAAATGAGCCAATACAGCCGAATATTGTTTCTAATTCGTCATGGGTTAAAATAAGCCATGAACCATTCATTCCAATCATCACCAGTTAATAAGGGTGCTTGCGCGCTTTGTAAACGTGGCATCTTAGACCACATGAATACCGCTATATGCGAAGCATGTGGCCGAAGCGGGCCATGTGAAGTTTTTGGCAGGTATGACAATCCTAAAGCGATGTTGCTTTGCGCGCTTTGCACTGAAAAAGAAGTAGCCGCTAATGATGTCATAGTGGACCGCACTAAAGTAATGATAGAAAACCCGCCATTCGCGTCCCTTCAGTTAGTAAGCGGTAATCCAACAGTAGAATTAGCACGTAATATTGATGCCTCAATCAAATACAATGGCGATTTCTTCAATGCCAAAACAATTGCTAATCAAGTCGTTATTGATTCCATCATGGCGGATGAAAGTATTGGAACAATTCAAGAGAGGCAATTTGCCGTCCATAAATTTGTCTCTGAGCGGTTACAACATTTTAAGTTTACAATCTTAGCGAAGCGAGATGAGGAACGCGAAGCAGCTACTGAACAATTAGCATGGATACATAATCTCAGGCAATTCGGTGAGAAGTATCGCATGGAAGTTCGTGAAACAATTAAAGCGAATGATGCGAATTACCAACCGCAAGTAATTGTTAAGGCGCCAAAGATACCGGCAGCTAAAAAGAATCCAATGGACCGTTTGATAGAGGCATATGCATTGATGCATGGTATTTCAATTCTTCAGGCAAAGTTAGCTATTGAAAAGGGGAAGATGTGATGTGGCATTTAACATTTACTGATAAATACGTAGGTAAACAAACTCTCACATTTCATACTGTTGAACAATTTATGTTGTATATTGACGAATATAATATAAAATCATACAGCATCCAATTTATTAAGAATTAACCATTTATACCTACCATCATCAATTCATCCAATCCTATTACAGATGATGGTAGTTACAAGTAGTTAATTAACATCAAAGGACCAATAAAATGTGCCAATTTGGTGATAGTTCAAAAATCCTTGAAGAACTAATTATTCCCGAAAATGAAGCATTGATTGGATGGAGAATTAACAAATTAATTAACCCATTCAATAATAATGAAAAATTTCTTAGCGCAATAAATAATGATTACATCTATCCAAAAAATGAATTAGCTAATGGAACGGGACTTGAAAGAGGGAATTCATTAGGTATTTATAATTATAATTATAATCATAATAATTATTATTGTTTACAAGTCAAAACACTCCACCATGGTAAAGTATTCAAATATGCTAAAGGTTATCGCTCCGAATTCTGTAAAGTAACTCACTTTTTAATTTTGGATAGAGATTCCAAATGGTTTACTGATGCAAAAACTATAAAATTTGCAAACCATTTCAATTCGTTATTAGAAAATCTTGCAAAAGAATATAATTGTGATGTAATTGAATATTCGCTTCGCTGAATTACCAATAAATTAATAATCAATAAAAATAACAAATTAAAATGAACCGTCAAATAGCAAGTCAATCACTTCGTGCATTACTAGACGCGCAAGAATTGCGCGAATGGCACATTCGCCTCACCACGGATGTAACCAAACCATTCCTCGGCCTATGCAGTTACAAGGATAAAACAATTATCCTAAACGCATTCCACATTGATACACATCCTGATGAAGAAGTTATCAATACGATTCGGCATGAAGTGGCTCATGCATTACTTCCCGGACACAACCATGACGCAACATGGCGCGCAAAAGCTATATCACTCGGATGTGACAATGTGCAGGAATGCGCTAATTACAGCTTATCAGATGATGCAATTGATGCGATTCGTTCAGGCGCACAATTAAAAGTTGAATTCGAAACTGAAATAATTCCTGAACAAATTGTCCGCAAGCCGAAATATACCATCAGTCGATTACAAGATCATTGCCCTACTTGTAACAAAGTAGCCAAGATAAAATCTCGAAAGGAAGTTAGAACAAGTGCCGGAAGAAAAATTCTCATTCAATTGGAGTGTAACCATTTTCAATTCAGAGATGCAGAAAGTTCTTCTGATTTCGAAGATATTACCTTTGACGGATTACATAACTGCAAACATAAATGGGGAAGTGGTAAGGATAGAACTACGTGTCTCACGTGCGGTGCCCACAGATTATACGATTTCCAAATAGAAGGTGCGCGCTTCATCGAACGTGCTAATGGGCGCGCGGCAATATTTGATGAAATGGGCCTCGGCAAAACATTACAGCCACTCGCTTATTTAAAGTTTCATGAAGCAGATGGTTGGCCCTTCCTTTGGATAACTAAATCAGGCGTGAAATTTCAACACACCAAAGAAATTATACGAATACTTGGTCGCAAAGCCATGCCGCAAGTATTGTTCGGTGGTAAGGATAAGCTCATAACTGGTATGAATTGCGTTGCTAGTTATGACATATTCCGCCGAATGGATTTGGAAATGTTCAAATCACATGGCTTTAAGACTGTGATATTGGATGAATGCCAAGCAATTAAGAATCCTGATAGCTCACGCACGGGCTGCATCCGAACTATAGTAAGAGATATTCCTCATATCATACCCACAAGTGGAACACCGTGGAAAAATCGTGGTAGTGAGTTCTTCGTTGTACTAAACATGCTTGACCCGAAAAGGTTTTACTCGTTTGAAGGATTCAAGAAACAGTGGGTAGATTACTATTGGGATGGTAATAAGTATAAAGAAGGCGGAATTGCTAATCCTGCTAAGTTTAAGGAACATATCGCTGATTTAGCAATAAGGCGCGAACGAACAGAAGTAATGCCTGAATTACCGCTCATAAATAGAACTAGAACATTGTGCGAAGTTCCTGCTCATGCAAAAGAAGTTTATAATCAGGAACAAGATAAGCTCATAGCAATATTTAACGAAGCTGTTATTTCTGGTGAGGAAGATAGTTTTGAAACGCATCAGAAATTAATGCAGTCATTGATAATCATGAGACAGATAGTTGGTATCGCTAAAGTACCAGCAACAGTAGAATTTGCCCAAGAATTTCTGGAAGATACGGATAGGAAATTAGCAATATTCGTTCATCATATTAAGTGTGGTGAACTTATTTTTGACCAAATGTCAACTTGGTGTAAAGAGAATAATGTTGCACAGCCACTCAAGTTATCAGCGAGTCAAGATGGTAATGAACGTGGTGCAATTGCTGAAGCATTTAGTAAAGGTAGCGCGCGCCTTTTGATAGCATCAACACTCGCAAGTGGTGAAGGATTGAACCTGCAAGGTTGTTCTGACATGATAATGCACGAACGTCAATGGTCACCCGCAAACGAGGAACAAGCAGAAGGAAGATTTATTCGTATTGGGCAATTATCATCTTCAGTAAACGCTACCTATATGCATGGAGATGATACAGTTGATACCCAACTTGACGCCATCGTGGAGTCGAAAAGGCGCGCATTTCATCTGGCAATGAATAATGGTGTAATACCGCAATGGAATGAAAAGTCTTTGATAAAAGAACTTGTTGGAGCAATCGCATCAAAAAGGAAATAACATGACATCATTAATTATTTGGGGCACCGCATTCATTCTTCTTGCCACGTTCATTTATTGGGATTGTTTTGTTCGTAAGTAATAACATGTGGATAATCACATATCGTTTCAACGGCAAGAATCATACCGAACAATATGATTCTTATGAATTAGCACAATTAAGATGGTCAATGCTTGATTCGATTGGTATGAAGCCAACATTGCATACGAAAGTTTGATTATGTATCGAGCAGCTAATTATTATTTAATTAGAGCAGAAGCAACTCCAAAAACATATTTTATAATGGATGACAGAACATATCTTATATGTTTTTATAGTAGTTACAAAATATGGTATCCAGTAGGATGGAACAAATGACAATCCAATGGAACCAACCAATAACTAACAAGTCCATATGGAAATTCTTTCTATCAGGCGGAGCAACATATTGGATTCCATTCCGGTACGGCAGAAAGCAATATCTCATGACGTTTAATAATCTTTACGAAGTATTAAAATGAACATCGAAGCGCGCATTCTTAATTTAGTAAATTCCCGCGAGGGAATCCTATCCCAAATTCTGCTAACTCAATTAGCATGTGATTTTCTTGGTTATTCAAGTACGCAGATACATGATGCTGTGTTTGAATTGGTTGAATCACGGGCAATTGTTGAAGTTGAATATGTGTTGCCATCTGGTAAAAGTAAGAGTTTGTTCTTACCAGCAAAAAGTTATGTAATGGTTGTTAACAAATAAAGGGAGAATAACAATGACCGAACAAAAACAACTTGAACAATTAAAAGAAATATGCACAAAATGGGATGTTACAGTTGAAAATTTAACAGTTTTAATGATTACTTTAAAAACAGTTGGTTTTCCACCAACACATGAATTTGCCAATACTCTGCGTGCTCTTGCTGATGCCATAGATAGCCCAGTAGGCCGGCCATGAGCGAAAAAAAACATATCGTACTCGATGCCACTCTTTTATCTAGTTTAATGTCTTGTGCTAGATTAACAGATTTCAGATTTAACCAATTACTTCAGCCTCAAGGTGGTAAATCTAATTCCTTGGAATGTGGCTCTTTAGTTCACATCATACTTGAGCATTATAACAAAGCTATCATAAATAATAAAGTTCGAGGCGAAGCCATCATTTCAGGATTTGAAGCTGGTAAGTTGTTTATTGATGGTTGTACTGATTGCATCGCAGGTAATTGCGCAGCACATAGTAAAGAACATGATCCGTGGACAGGTTTACAGAACACGCCAGAGCAAAGCACCAAAATTGGTAAGCAGGATATTATTGGCTGGTCCTACGTATTAGATACAATGAATCAATACTTCGATTACTGGAAGAATGATTCCTTCACAGTAATCGCGGCCGAAGAAGTGCGCGGTAGTATAATTTACGAAGATGATGATTTGGTAATACTTTGGAAAGCTAAATTTGATGAAATTGACGATACTAATGCCGGTTTCATGTCTCGTGATCATAAAACAATGAAACAACGGCGTGATACGTTATCATTGAACAATCAATTCATGGGTCAATGCGTTATTTTGAAATCACGTAATGTTCAAATCAATAAGATTGGATTTCAATCATCACTTAAACCGGAAGAAAAATTCCTTAGAACAACTTTATCATATAGTGCTGACCGGCTAGCCGAGTGGGCAAATGATATTGTGCCATTTTATGCACGCTTGCTACTCGCTTATAATGAAGCCGAAAGTTATCCGCCAAATTTCACTCATTGCGAAAACAAATATGGCATTTGCAATTTCAAGAGCGCATGTGAAGCTGACCGCGGTATGAGAGATGAAGTTTTACGTGTTGAGTTTCAAGTTGGCAAAAAATGGGATATTGTAAATGATTAATTCATTAAAATACCGTTGGTTTGAATCCCAACGTATTGCATGGATTGCAGAAATGCTTCATATTTATGGATTCATCAATAGAGAACATTTAATGAAAAAATTCAGCATTTCACGTCCTCAGGCATCAAAGGATTTAAAATCATATCAACGTAAATCTGCAGGAGCTGTGCATTACAATTTATCAACAAAAAGATATGAGAGGATCAATGACTGATGACGAAATCATCCAAAAATTCAAAGATGATATTGCTAATTTAGGTAAAAAACTGCCAAAAAACATTAGATACCTTGTAGGAATATTTCTTGAAGAAGGTGATGATGTTTACTTTGGTCATGGCTGCCCAGCATGTGCAGCTTCAAGAATTCTTGATTGGATAGAAAATGAAACGCCTAAACATATTAATGATGAAGAAGGAGAAGCAATACATTGAACCCAATCAAATGGTTAATTTGGTTCCTTTCATACGCAGTACAGCAATATCAGGAATGGCAATTCAATTCAGAAATTACATATGTAAGTGAGCAATGGATTAAAGAACAGAAAAGGAGAAATTAACATGACAAAAGTTAAGAAACCCCAATTAGTAAAATGTGGCAATCATTACATTAATCCGAGAGATGTGAGTGAAATTAGCAAAATTAATAAACGAGATGAAGGAGAACGTGGACCATTATATGTAGTTAGATTTGTAAGCAATCCTAATCCTAAATATGCTTGTTGGGTTAACGGTAAAGATATTGGCATTTTACTTGAACAGTTTGATATTGTTACTGAGGACAAGTAAATGCCGGATATGTCAACTGTTGGTAACGATGTACATTTTTCCCTTTTTAAGGGTGAACCAGGAGTTCGTAAAAGCACATCAGCACTCTCTTATCCCAAACCAATATATTTCTTTTCATTCGATGGCAAGATGAATGCATTATCAATTCCAATGAAACGATGGGGAATTGATCCTAAAGATGTGCAATTTGATGATTACACAAATTGGACGGATGCGCGCTCGAAATTAGAATCTCTCCGAGTTAATTGTGCTTATAAAACAGTTGTCATTGATAGTATCACTTCTTGCGCAGATTACATGCTCCGTCAAGTTCTTCTATCCAAATCTGGCAAATCACGTAATAGCGGAGCAGCTGCAGGTAAAGTAATTGGCGGAATAGCAGTAAATGAAATAGAAGATTTTAATGCTGAAAGCGCAGGACTAACCGAATTGATTGCGCTAACTAAGGATATTCATAAGTTTCATAAGATAGATATTATTCTTATAGCTCATGTAATTCGTACTGAGGCAAAATCTCTTGACGGATCAATAAATGTCTCACGCGTTCTAGTTACTGCTGGTAAGAAACCCGCTGCAAAAATTCCTGCTTATTGTGATGAAACATATCATTTTGGTGTAGAAGCTGATATGGATCTTTCAAAAGGTGGAGCATATAACATATTGACTTCTCACGTAGGGGAGGACTTTGCGCGCACTACCCTACCATTACCAACAAAGATCGTGATAGGAGATGGCAATTTATATGAAGATTACATAAAACCAGCAATCAACAAACAAAAGAACACACAATCAGTAACTAAAATCTAAAAGGACAAAAGAAAATGCCCGTAATTGATTTCTCAGATCGTGACATTCTTCGTTCTAAAGTTATCACGCCCGGCTGGTATCGTGTTCGTATTGATACCACAGGTGAAGCACCAAGCAAGAATGGTGATAGCACGAATTGGACCGTAGAAGGTACGGTTCTTTACAATGCTGATAATGGTGATAAGGAATTTGCAGGTTGCCCTACACCTTATTGGAACTTTAACAGCAAGGCTAAAGGTTTTATGGTTGGTTTCTTCAGTTCACTTGGAGCTGAAGTTAAAGGTGGAAGCCGATTTGAATTGAAGAATAGTGAAGGTAAAGAAATCGACGTGTTTATTGAAAATGATACTTATGAAGGTCGTCTTGTAAATAGGATGAATCATAAATATCGCGCGGTTCGGCCTACGGCTGAATAAGGTGTGAATTATGCCAATTTGGAATGAGGAACTTCAGAAATGGGGATATTTATACTATGAAGAAGTTTCTCATCTCACTTGGTTAGGAGTAAATAGAAACATGATTACAGATTTAGACCTCGATAATTGGTTCCAATATCATGCACC